ATGAAACTTCCCTTCCGTCTGCCCTGGGCTGAAGCCCGGGATCGGTCCCCTGTGGCTCAAGAAAAGGCGCTGCATCCTCGGCCCGGAACGGCGCTGGCGCTGATTGCGGGCGAGGGCGAGGCGCGGTGGACGGGCAGATCCTATGCGGCGCTGGCGCGCGAAGGCTTCATGAAGAACCCGGTGGCGCATCGCTGCGTGCGGCTGGTGTCGGAGGCGGCCGCGAGCATCGCCTTCCTTGCTTATCAGCGGGAGACGGAGCGGCCGGAGCATCCGGCGCTCACGCTTCTCGCCAGGCCCAACGGGGCGATGACGGGGGCGGATTTTCTGGAAACGCTCTATGGGCAGCTGTTGCTTTCGGGCAATGCCTATCTGGAGGCGGTGGCGGCCGGTGGGCGCGGTTCGGAGCGGGCGGCGGAGCTGCATCTGCTGCGGCCGGATCGGGTGAGCGTGGTGACAGGCGCCGATGGCTGGCCGTCGGCCTATGACTATCGCGCCGGCACCAGGGCCAGGCGGATCGCGCTGGACGGGTTGCTGCATCTGAAGCTGTTTCATCCGCTCGACGATCACGAGGGCTTTGCGCCGCTGGCGGCAGCGCAAGTTGCGCTTGATCTGCACAATGCGGCGGGTCGCTGGAACAAGGCGCTGCTCGACAACTCGGCAAGGCCCTCCGGCGCGCTGGTCTATCAGCCGAAGGAGGGCGGCAATCTCTCCGCTGACCAGTATCAACGGCTGAAGGTCGAGCTCGACGAGGGCTATTCCGGCCCGATGCGCGCCGGGCGGCCGCTGCTGCTTGAGGGCGGTCTCGACTGGAAGTCGATGGGGCTGTCGCCGAAGGACATGGATTTCGTCGAGGCGAAGAATGGGGCGGCCCGTGACATCGCGCTCGCTTTCGGCGTGCCGCCGATGCTGCTCGGCATTCCCGGCGACAACACCTATGCCAACTACCAGGAAGCGAACCGCGCCTTCTATCGCCTGACCGTGCTGCCTCTCGTGACGCGGACCGGGGCCTCGCTCTCGGTGTTTCTGGGCGAGCTGACCGGGGAGGGCGTTAGGCTGGTGCCGGATCTCGATACGGTGGCGGGGCTGGCCGTCGAGCGGGATGCGCTCTGGACGCGGGTCGGAGCGGCGGCGTTTTTGACGGACGAGGAGAAGCGCGAGGCGGTTGGGTATTGAGGGGCTCTTTACCTCTCCCCCCTGTGGGCGAGGTTACAAAATCGAGGGCTTGAGAGCGATCAGGGCTAAACTTCAGATTTTGTTGGTGAGGGGACCGGTGAAGATGGCACCTAGGTTGGGGCGCGCGCGCCACTCTGCTGGACGGAAGGGTGGGGTGTCACGGGCGCAGTGGCAACTGAACGGATCCCCTCACTTGCGAAATCTGAAGTTTAGGCGGTTTGCGCTCGCCTAAGCCTTCGATTTCGCTTTCTCCCCCACAATGGGGGGAGAGGGAGCGGGCCGCACAGCACTGCGCCTATTGCTGCTTAACGAGTTTAGATCCTTCAGCCCTTGTCGTTTTCGCCCGTTGACGGCGCCGGCGAGAGCAACAGTGGCGCGACAGAAAGCCGGCGGCTGATCATAGCGATGGCGGTACGACGCAGTTCATGCAGGCGGTGGCCGAGTGCGGTCATCTCGGCTTCGAGCTTGATGTCGCAGGCTTGAGCACCCTTGCGGCCGTAGAAGACATAGGCGAGCGCGATCGACAGCATGGCCATGAGGCCGGCGGCGATCAGCACGTCGGAGAGGAAATGTGCGCCGAAAGCGATGCGGTTGAGCGCGGTCAGCGCGGCAAACAGGCTGAGCAGCACGAAGACGCAGCGCCGCCAGACAACAGGCACGAAGAAGGCGAGCGGGACGAGGCAGACGACGACCGCGGCCTCGCCGGAGACGAAGGAGCGGTCGTCGAAGAAATCGCCGCCGAAGGCCCAGGCATGCACGAAGAGATCGTCACCGCCGAATTCAGTGGTGCTGCGCGGACGCGGACGGTCGAAGATCGGCTTGAAGATGCCGTTCACCAGAAGTGCCGGGCCGAGCAGGAAGAGGCTGGCGAAATAGAGCGTGAAACGTGGCGGGAAAAGCGACGGCCGCGAGGGATAGATGAGTTTCAGCACCAGGCCGAAGATGAGCACGATGGTGAGCGTCAGCGGAAAATACTGGCCGAAGGCGCGGAAGGTGTTGAGCGCGGTCATCTTGCTCGCCGGAAAGCCACGGCCTTCGACATAGAACAACCGGCTGACGGCGATGTCGATCTGCGGGAAGGTGACGAAGATTGCCGACAAGGTCAGCGTGACGAGCAGCGCGATGAGAAGCGGTTTTTCCTGGAAGGTGCCGCGCGGCGCGCGCACATCCTGCGTGACATAGACCATGACCATCCCCCGATGTCCTTGAACCCACGCCTTTGATCGCCCGGCAGGATGAAAGCCGTATGACGATTGCATTGTGGTTTTGTGGCAAAGGGCGGGACGAACGGCCTCTTCCAGTTCTGCTTGAAGGGGCTGAATCCGTCTGTGAAGGCCGGGCGCCAAGCGATTCAAGCGCCTCGACAATCGGGTGACGCGGGCAGGGACTCGCAGACGACGGATGATGGGAAAAGAGACGCCGGCCGCAGCCTTTTCGGGCGGGATCGTACCGGCCGGCGCCGATCCAGAAGCTAACCGCGAAAGATGAACAAATGACTGATCTCGGCCATGACGGCGGAGTGACTTCCGCACGTCTGATCGGTGCTGTCGCGGGCTCCGCGATTTCGCTGGTCTATCTGCTTCCCAAGCATCGCCGCGAGGCGGCGGTGCGCTTCCTGACCGGGGTCGCCTGCGGGCTGATCTTCGGCGGCCCGACGGGTGTCTGGGGCGCGACGCGGCTTGGTCTGGAGGGCCGGCTGTCACCTTCGGAGGTGATGTTGGCCGGCGCCACGCTTGCCTCTTTCACCGCCTGGTGGGGGCTGGGTCTTCTCGTGCGGCTGACCGGCCGGGCGGGGGAGAAGGTGCGATGATATGGGTGGCTTCCGTATGGAGAACAGCCCCTCATCCGGCTGCCGCCACCTTCTCCCCGCAGGCGGGGAGAAGGGCATCGAGGCCGGCGTCTTGCCTCCTTCTCCCCGTTCACGGGGAGAAGGTCCCGGCAGGGGGATGAGGGGCAATCCCGGGGGCATCTTTCTTCCAGACGGGATCACCCCCACCCGCCGCGTTGCGGCGACCTCCCCCCTCAAGGGGGAGGTGGGTGCCAACACAATCAATATTACGAGGAGACGGGCCCATGCAGGCTTTGGAAACGGAGGGTAGGCCGCGGTTTTGTTATGCCGGGCTGACGCTGAAGGGCGTGGCGGGCGACGGGCGGTTTTCCGGGTATGCGAGCCTGTTCGGCGAGGTCGATCTCGGCCGCGATGCGATCGAGCCGGGGGCCTTTGCAGCCTCGCTTGCAAAGCGCGGGGCGGGTGGCGTGCGCATGCTCTACCAGCACGATCCGGCCGAGGTGATCGGCCGCTGGACTGATATCCGCGAGGATGAGCGCGGGCTTTATGTCGAGGGCAAGCTTGTCACCGATGTGGCCCGTGCCCGCGAGGTGCATGCGCTGATGAAGGCGGGCGCGCTCGACGGGCTGTCGATCGGCTTTCGCGCGGTGAAATCCCGCAGCGACCGCAAGAGCGGCGTGCGGCGGATTCTGGAGGCTGATCTCTGGGAGATCTCGGTGGTGACCTTTCCCATGCTGCCGACGGCCAGGGTCTCCAATGTCAAACACAGGCGGTTCTACCGCGACAGGGAAACCGAGCTCGTCCGGCTGATGCGCCGGGCGGCCCGGTCGATGGCAAAAAATCACTTCACGAAAGGATGAGCGACATGGAAGAGGCGATGACGGCAGGCGAAGGCATGATGGGAGCGGCGGGCAAAGACGCCGCCGCTGCGGGCGGGGCAGGCGGCAGGCGCGGCAAAGGCGGGCCGGCCAGGCTGGCACCGGAGGTGAAGGCGGCGCCCGATACGGTGACGGCGGCCTTTGCCGAATTCATGACGGCCTTCGAGGCCTTCAAGGAAGCCAATGACGAGCGGCTCGGCGAGATCGAGGAGAAGCTTTCGAGTGATGTCGTGACCCGCGACAAGGTGGATCGCATCAACAAGGCGATCGACGAGCAAAGCCGGCTGATCGACGAGCTCGTCTTGAAGAAGCGCCGTCCGGCGCTGGAGCGGCCCGGCCGCGACGAGGCGGGGCTTGCCGAACACAAGGCGGCCTTCGAGGCCTATGTGCGCCGCGGCGACGACCAGGCGTTGCGCGATCTCGACCAGAAGGCGCTGTCGGCGGGCGTTTCCGGCGATGGCGGCTATCTGGTGCCGCCGCAGGTGGACGAGGAGATTGGCCGAAGACTACGGGTGATCTCGCCGATCCGGTCGCTCGCGACCGTGCGGCAGGTCTCGGGTTCCGTGCTGAAGAAGCCGTTTGCGGCAAGCGGCTTTGCGAGCGGCTGGGTGGCCGAGACGGCAGCGCGGACGCAGACCGGCACGCCGGAACTCTCCGAACTCGCCTTCCCGACCATGGAGCTCTATGCCATGCCGGCGGCAACGCAGGCGCTGCTCGACGATGCCGCCGTCGACATCGAAGCCTGGATTGCAGCCGAAGTCGACATCGCCTTCGCCGAACAGGAGGGCGAGGCCTTCGTGTCAGGTGACGGCGTGCTGAAGCCGAAGGGGTTCCTCGCCTACGACCAGGTCGACGACGCCGCCTGGGAATGGGGCAAGATCGGCACGGTCGCGACCGGCGCGGCCGGGGCCTTTGCGGCAAGCGGAGCCTCCGACGTGCTGATCAACGTGGTCTATGCGCTGAAGGCCGGGCACCGCCAGAACGGCAGCTTCGTCATGAGCCGACGGACGCAAGGGGCGGTTCGCAAGCTGAAGGACGCCGACGGCAACTATCTCTGGGCACCGCCGGCGCGCGCCGGTGATCCCGCCTCGCTGATGGGCTTTCCGGTGGCGGAATCCGAGGACATGCCTGACATCGCGGCCAATGCGACGGCGATCGCCTTTGGTGATTTTCGCGCGGGTTATCTGGTGGTGGACCGGGTGGGTGTGCGGGTGCTGCGGGACCCCTATTCGGCCAAGCCCTATGTGTTGTTCTACACGACGAAACGTGTTGGCGGCGGCGTGCAGGACTTCGAGGCGATCAAGCTGGTGAAGTTCGGGGTGTGAGCGTTTGACCCTCCCCTCGAGGGGGAGGGTCGGAGCGTAGCTCCGGGGTGGGGTGAAACCGCGCCGGACTGGGGCCCGGTCACCCCCACCCGCCGCTTTGCGACGACCTCCCCCCTCAAGGGGGAGGTGAGGTGGTGGCCGCCCTTGCTTTGCCATGTCGCCCCTCATCCGCCTGCCGGCACCTTCTCCCCGCAGGCGGGGAGAAGAGCGAATGCGGCTGGCGGCGGTGCCTCCTTCTCCCCGTTCACGGGGAGAAGGTGCCCGAAGGGCGGATGAGGGGTAGTCACCTAGGACATCAGCGTATTCTCAAACTGTAGGACACCCTCATGACCATCATCGAACTCACTTCACCTGCGGTGGAGCCGCTGACGCTTGTCGAGATCAGGGCGCATCTCAGGCTCGAGACGGAGGAGGAAGACGCGCTGCTTGCAGCACTCGCCATCGTTGCGCGCGAGCATCTGGAGCACGAGACCGGGCTGGTCCTGGCGGCGCGGGATTTCAGGCTGTGTCTCGACGACTGGCCGGCGGACGGGATCGTGACGATCCCGCGTGGGCCGGTGCGGACGGTCGCTTCGGTGACGGTTTACGATGGCGACGGTGAGCCGCAGGCGGTGGATCTCGACGGGCATCTGCGCGATGGCGAGGCCCGTCCGGCAAGGCTTTGGCTGCGCGCGGTGCCGGAGCCGGGACGGGCGATGAACGGGATCGAGATCGAGTTTTCCGCCGGCTTCGGCGAGAGCGGGGCGGATGTGCCGGAGACGCTGAAGCGGGCGATGTTGCTGCATGTCGCGGCGATGTATGCGACCCGCGGCGTGGTCGCGGCCGAGGCCCAGCCGGCGGTGGTGCCGCCGAGCTATGACCGGCTGATCGCGCCCTTCTGCCGGCGAGGGCTCTGACCATGGCGCTTCTGGATATCGATGCCGGCCGGCTGACGGCGCGGCTGGTGCTGGAACGGCCGGAGGCGGTCGAAGACGGCCAGGGCGGGGCGGTGGCGGGGTTCGTTGACGTCGCGCGCGTCTGGGCGCTCATCGAGCCGCGCGGCTTTGCCGAGGCGGAGAAGGGCCCGGGGCTCGTGTCGGAGGTGACGCATCATGTGACGATCAGGGCACGCAGCGATGTCGTCGCCGGCCAGCGGTTCCGCAAGGGCGCGCGCCTGTTCGACATCTTGGCTGTGCGCGACCCCGACGAGACGGGGCGGTTCCAAGTCGCGCTCTGCCGCGAGGTGACGGGATGAGCGGCGGGCGGGCAAGGACGGCGCTGGAGGAGACGGGGATGCGGCTCGGCGACTTGCTGCGACGCGCGCTGCGGAAGCGGCTGGCGCGGCGGCCGGAGCAGGGTGGATCGGCGGAGAATGATCTCCCGTCCGTGGAACGGGACCACACAGGGCGCGGTGACGCGGCGAGCGGACAAGCCATTTCGGATCGTTGAGCGACGGCGCAGGCAACGGGGTCTTGTCACTCTGTGCGGCCCCTGAAGCGCGGGCAGTAGAACGCAATTCAAGACGGGAAGTGTGAAACATGACCAATGCAGTCAATGCCTTGCTGGCGACGCTTCAACAGGCGGTGAAGGCGGATGCGGATCTGATGGCGGTGCTGGGACCGCAGGGGATCTCCGATCGGACGGTTCGGCCGCAGCGCTTTCCGGCCGTGATTGTCGGCTTGGTCGAGGCGCGGGATTTTTCCACCGGCGAGGCGGAAGGGGCGGAGATCTTGCTGACGCTTGAGGCCTGGAGCGCGGTGTCGCGCCGCGAGGCCGAAGGGTTGGTGGCGGAGGTGAGGCGGGTGGCGAGCGGTTTGCCGGAGGCCCTGGGCGGGTTCCGGCTGGTCAACTTTCGCCACCGGCGCACGGTCAGCCGACGCGAGGTGAAGGCCGGACTGTTTGTCGCGGAGGCGAGCTTTCGGGCGGTGGTAGAGTGAGGGCTCCACGCGTTTAGACTTCATCCTGAGGTGCCCGCGCAATGCGCGGGCCTCGAAGGATCCAGTCGTGGTTTCTCAGTGGCCTCGATCCTTCGAGGCCGGGCTGCGCCCGGCACCTCAGGATGAGGGGCCGATGATGGTCGAGCCGGTGCCTTCGACCCGCCCCCGCCTTGCAATCACCGCCAGCGCCAGGATCGCCGCGAAACCCGTGGCGGCAAGCAGAGTGGCGAGGACGAGGCCGACATGGATGCCGGCGCGGTCGATGACGGCGGTCATCAGCACCGGGGCGGTCGCGTTGGCGAGGTTTTGCGGAAGGGAGAGGCGGGCCGACTGGCGGGCGAAGCGGCTGGCCGAGAAGAAGGCGAGCGGCATCGTCGCCCGCGCCAGCGCGCTAACGCCGGAGCCGAATCCGTAGAGCGCGGTGAAGATGAGAAGGCTCGACGGCGTGCCGGAAAAGAAGATCAGCATGAGCGTCGAGGCGGTCAGCATGGCGCCGCCGGCAAGCCCGGTGGTGACGGGCGAGGAGCGCTTGCCGAGCACCAGATCGAAGGCGCGGGCGGAAATGCCGAAGACGGCGCGCAGCGACCCGAGCTGGAGCGCGAGCGCCGGCGTGGCACCGGAGAGTTCGAGAATATGCAGGAGCTGTGGCGAGAGCCCGAAGGTCATCAGGCTGGAGAGCGAGCTCGACAGGGCGATCAGCAGGAAGGCGGCAAGCGCCATGCGCTGGCTCAGGGCGAGCGGCTCGATCGCATCGGCAGCGCGGTCTTCCTCCGAGCGGGTGATGGCGATGCGTCCGACGGCGAGATGCACGGGCAATGCGATGAAGACCTGCGCGGCGGCGGCGGCGAGAAGTGCACCGCGCCAGCCGAAAGCTTCGCCCGCGAGCGTCAGCAGCGGCCAGCAGACGGCCGAGGAAAGGCCGGTGAAGATCATTAGGATGCCGATCGCGCGGCGGGCCCCGTGACCTTCGCGTTCGACGACGGCGGCGAAGGCCGGCACGGTGAGCGCGAAGGAGCCGCCGGCCCCGAGGATGAGCCAGGCGATGGCATAGGTGACGAGGCCAGTGGAGAGCGAAAGGGCGATGAGGCCCGCGGCCATCAGGACGGACCCCATGGCGAGCATGCGGGACGCCCCGTGGCGGCCGATCATCCGGCCGGTCCAGGGTCCGAGAAAGGCCATGGTCAGCATCATCACGGTGAGCCCGGCAAAGGCCATCTCATTGGCGAGCCCGAGTTCGGCGGCCATGGCACGCCCGAAGACCGCCGGCATTTCATAGGTCGTGCCCCAGCCGAGGATCTGCGAGACCGCCAGCGCGGCGACGAGAAGAGTGCGGGAGAGGTTCATGCGGAGACTCGAGACGGGGAGAGGCGAAGCGGCGGGTGGCTTCTTCTAGGCCGGTTGCCGGGTGGGCGATAGCACGAAATCTTGTGGGGGGCAGCAAGCGCCGACCGATCTCCCGCCTTTCGGCGGAGAGAGCGAAATCGAGGAATTGGCCCGATCAGGGCCGAACCTTCAGATTTTGCACGAGGGTGGCTTGGCAGGGGAGCGCCAAGGGAAAGTTGCCCCTCTCTTGGAAAATCTGAAGTTTAGGCGGCTTGCGCTCGCCTAAGCCTTCGATTTTCCGTTCTCCCCCACAAGGGGGGAGATAGGGCGCCGTGTTGGCCTCGACCCTTCGAGGCCCGCTTGTGCGGGCACCTCAGGGTGAGGGGATATGCAGGCGTTTGCCTCGCCCCTGCCCTTCAAAGGGGAGGGTCGGACCGCAGGCCCGAGGTGGGGTGATCGCTCCCGAAATTATCCCCGCTTGACGCTGGTCACCCCCACCCGCCGCTTTGCGGCGACCTCCCCCCTCAAGGGGGAGGTGGGTGGCGGCCCCGAGCGTCTCGTTCCAGCAGCAGTCAATATTCACATCATCAAGGAGAGACGCCATGGGCGCGCAGAAGGGCAAGGATCTCTTGCTGAAGGTCGAGGATGGGGCAGGATTTGTCACGGTGGCGGGATTGCGGGCGAAGCGGCTCTCGTTCAATGCGCAATCCGTCGATGTGACCGACAGCGAAAGTGTCGGGCGCTGGCGGGAGCTTCTGGAAGGAGCCGGTGTCCGGCGGGCGGGGCTGACCGCCTCCGGCCTGTTCAAGGACGCGGCGTCCGATGCGCTTATCCGGGCGGCGTTCTTTGGCGGGTCGATCCTGACCTATCAGGTGGTGATCCCGGATTTCGGCACGGTAACGGCGCCGTTTCAGGTGACCGCGCTCGACTATGCCGGCAATCACGACGGCGAGGTGACCTTCGAGATCGCGCTGGAATCGGCCGGTGCCGTTTCCTTCGCGGCGCTGTGAGGCGGCCATGCGGGGATATGGCGCAGAGGAACGGGCGGAGCCGATGACGGTGAGCCGCGCCAACCGCCATCGCGGCGAGGTCGAGGCCGTGATCGACGGTGAGCGGCGGATCCTGTGCCTGACGCTCGGCGCCCTGGCAGAGCTGGAAACGGCCTTTGGGGCGGAGAGCCTGACCGATCTTGCCGCACGCTTTGCCGGCGGCAGGCTGAAGAGCGCCGATCTCACGCGCATCCTCGCCTGCGGCTTGCGTGGCGGCGGAAACCGGCTGTCGGATGCCGATGTGGCCGAGATGGCGGTCGAGGGCGGGGTGGCGGGTGCGGCAAAGGTGGTCGGCGAATTGTTGGCGGTGACCTTCGGCGCGCCGATGGTTGAAGCCGGCCTGGACACGTCGAGACCGCGCGAGGACGGCACCTCCCCTTGA